TAAGGTCTATCAAAATAGGGTAGTGAGTAGTCGTTATTATTATGGGTGTTGTACTCAACATTGTCTTAATGATTACCTATCTATTTATATGGACAGATTTATGGACTATGTGGGTAGGGTATATGAAACCCCACAACGTCCACAACATACTGAATTCAGTTGGGATATAATAAACCAAGAACGAGATAGATTGAAAACTACTCCATAGCCATAGAGCTCTACTACCTGGAGTTGTATCCCTTAAATGCTAAGAGGCTTGTCGCCTCTTAGCATTTTTTTTTGCTTGGTACCTCAATAGAGGTACCAAGTCCATTCCTAAAAAAGTAAAGTACGAAGTTCCTTATTCCTTTAATATATAAAAGGAATCTTAATATTGAGTATAATTATGTTGATTTAGACATTCAATGTCGCTAAAAACGTTTTGGAGTCCCATAAGGATACTTATGCAAATAGATATTAAAAAAATTTTAAAAAAAGATATAGATAACCTACCCCCTGAAACCCGAAGAGAATTAAAAAAATATTTAATACAAAAAGACATTAAGCAAAAACATAATTTAATTAAGAATGATTTTATGCATTTTGTGAAACATATGTGGCCTGATTTTATAGAGGGGTCCCATCATAGAATTATTGCAGAAAAATTTAATAATTTAAAATCTGGAAAGATTAAGAGACTCATTGTTAATATGCCACCCCGTCATACAAAATCTGAATTTGCATCTTTCCTCTTACCTTCATGGTTTATAGGTAACCGACCAAAATTAAAAATTATTCAAGCAACTCACACAGCTGAACTTGCTGTAAGGTTTGGTCGTAAGGCTAAACACTTAATGGATAGTGATGAGTATAAAGAAGTTTTTCCAACTAGACTTATGGAAGATAGTAAAGCAGCCGGTCGCTGGGAAACAGCACAAGGTGGCGAGTATTTCGCAGTTGGTGTTGAAGGAGCGGTTACAGGTCGTGGTGCAGATTTATTAATTATTGATGATCCACACTCGGAACAAGACGCAATGAATGCAAAATCTTTAGAGCGTGCTTACGAGTGGTATACATCAGGTCCTAGACAACGTTTACAACCTGGCGGAATGATTGTGTTAGTTATGACAAGATGGAACACAAAAGATTTGACAGGAATGTTACAAGGAGCACAAAAAGAACCTAATGCTGATCAATGGGAAGTTGTAGAATTTCCTGCAATCCTTCCAAGTGGTAAACCTGTTTGGCCAGAGTATTGGGAATTGGAACAACTTCTATCCGTTAAAGCATCCGTTGCGCTTCCAAAATGGAATGCACAGTATATGCAGAACCCAACTTCTGAAGAAGGAGCCTTAATTAAAAGGGAGTGGTGGAAGAAGTGGCCTGAGAATAGGGGCATACCACATTGTCAACATGTCATACAATCATATGATACAGCATACTTAAAAAAAGAAACTGCTGACTTTAGTGCAATAACAACTTGGGGAATTTTTAAAGAAAATGAAGACACGCCTCATAAATTAATTTTGCTTGATGCAGTTAAAGAAAGATTTGAGTTTCCTGAACTTAGGCGAGAGGCACTTAAGCTATATAAATATTGGGAACCTGAGACTGTATTAATTGAAGCCAAAGCTGCAGGATTGCCTCTGACATATGAATTAAGAAATATGGGTATACCTGTGGTTAATTTCACACCGTCTCGTGGAAACGACAAACACGCAAGAGTTAACGCTGTTGCTCCGCTTTTTGAAAGTGGTCAAATTTGGGCACCTACTCATTTACAATTTGCTCAAGAAGTTATAGAAGAATGTGCATCATTTCCATATGGAGATAATGACGATTTAGTTGATAGTACAACTCAAGCTGTACTACGATTTAGACAAGGAGGATTTTTAAATCACCCAGAAGATTATAAGGATCCTAAAAAACCATTAACTTTAAGAGAATACTATTAATGAAAAATCCAACACTAGTAAAAAATATGAAACATGTAAAATGGAAATCAATCCCCCCTGTGAAGGGACCAGACCCTAGAGGCTTGATTAAAGAACTAAAACAAGATAAACAAGAAAGATTGGAGAAAATAAATGGCAGACGTAGATAAAGCCTTACCAAATGTAAGGCAAAACATAACCGTACCCTCAGAAGAAGAGAAAATGGAGGTTGAAACACAACTTCAAGAGTCTCTTCCAAATCCTAATAGTACAGAAATAACTGAAAACGAAGATGGTTCCGTAGATATTAACTTTGAGCCAGGAGCAGAAGCTCCAGCAGAAGGAGATCAGCACTATGCTAACCTAGCAGCCTTGTTGCCTGATTCTATCCTCGAGCCTCTAGGATCTGAGTTGTATGGTAACTACACAGATTACAAAGAGTCACGAAGAGAATGGGAAAGATCTTATGCCAAAGGTTTAGATCTGTTAGGATTTCAGTTTGAACAAAGAACACAGCCCTTCCAAGGAGCAAGTGGTGCAACGCATCCAGTTTTAGCAGAAGCTGTTACACAGTTTCAAGCACAAGCATACAAAGAATTATTACCAGCCGATGGTCCAATTAGAACTCAGATTTTAGGAGTGGCTACTCCAGAAAAAGAGGATCAAGCGACAAGGGTCTCTAACTTCATGAACTATGAAATTATGAATGTTATGAAAGAGTACGAACCTGAGTTTGATCAGATGTTATTTTATTTACCATTAGCAGGTTCAACATTTAAAAAAATTTATTATGACGATTTACTGGGACGAGCTGTATCAAAGTTCGTCACTGCAGATGACTTAGTGGTTCCGTATTCTGCTACCTCATTAGAGGATGCGGAAGCCATATGTCATGTAATAAAAATTTCAGAAAATGATTTGCGTAAACAACAGGTCGCAGGATTTTATAGAGACATAGAATTAACGGCACCTTACGCTGAAGAAACTGAAGTTAAGAAAAAAGAACGAGAGCTAGAAGGTACTACAATGAGCGGTTATCAAAAGAATGATAAGATGTATACATTGATTGAGTGCCATGTCGATCTAGATCTTGAAGGCTTCGAAGACAGAGGAATGAGTGGAATGCCAACAGGCATTAAACTTCCTTACATTGTAACAGTAGATAATGGGACGAGAAAAGTTTTGTCCATTAGAAGAAACTATAAAGTTGATGATCCAAAGAAATTAAAAACTCAATACTTTGTGCATTTTAAATTTTTGCCTGGTTTAGGTTTTTATGGATTTGGATTAATCCATATGATTGGCGGTTTAACAAGAGCAGCCACAAGCGCTCTTCGTCAATTAATTGATGCTGGTACCCTCTCCAATTTACCAGCAGGATTTAAACAAAGAGGTATTCGTGTAAACAACGATGCCCAATCGCTTCAACCTGGTGAGTTTCGAGATGTCGATGCACCAGGTGGAAACATTAAAGACGCTTTTATGATGCTGCCTTACAAAGAACCTTCACAAACATTATTGCAACTGATGGGGACTTGTGTTTCAGCAGGACAGAGATTCGCATCAATTGCTGACATGCAGGTTGGTGATGGGAACCAGCAGGCTGCTGTTGGGACAACTGTAGCTCTTTTAGAACGTGGTTCGAGAGTCATGTCAGCGATACACAAAAGACTATATGCTTCGATGAAAACGGAGTTTGCTTTATTAGCGAATGTATTTGCAACATACCTTCCACCCGTTTATCCTTATGATGTAGTAGGTGGTAATAATCAAGTTAAGCAAGCAGATTTTGATGAGAGAATCGATATTTTACCCGTTGCAGATCCAAATATATTTTCTTCAACACAAAGAGTTTCTATTGCACAGACAGAATTACAACTTGCACAATCTAATCCGGCTATTCATAATTTATATGAAGCTTACAGAGACATGTATGTAGCAATTGGTGTTAAAAATATTGACACTATCTTGCCACCACCCCCTAAACCGGCTCCAAAGAACCCGGCTTTAGAACATATTGACTCTTTAGCGGGAAAACCTTTCCAAGCTTTTACCGGACAAGACCATCAAGCACACATTACAGCGCATTTAGCGTTTATGGGTACAACAATGGCACAGAATAACCCGTTGGTTATGACTTCTTTAGAGAAAAACATCTTTGAACACATTAATTTGATGGCTGATGAGCAGGTTCAACTAGAATTTAAAGATAAAATTGCAAGATTACAACAATTAGGACAACAAATACAACAAAACCCACAAATGCAAATGGATTTACAACAAAACCCACAACTACAACAACAAATGCAACAAGAACAGCAACAATTACAGTTAGAAATTGAATCTCGTAAGGCTGTTTTGATTGCAGAGATGACAGAAGACTTTGTTAAAGAACAAAAACAAGCAATGGGTGTTTTAGGAAATGATCCCCTTGTTAAATTAAGAGCAAGAGAGTTAGATCTTAAAGCTCAAGACAATCAGAGAAAAGAAAAAGAAGATGACAACCGAATAAACTTAGACAAGATGAAAGTTTTAATGAACCAAAATCTTCAAGAAGATAAAATGGAACAACAAGAAGATCTTGCTATTTTAAGAGCAACAACCTCTATTGAAAAACAAAAAATGTCTAATAGAGCGAAATTAAAAAACGATAGAATGAAACAAAAAGATGTAAGAATCTTAAAAGGACCACGAAGCTAATGCCTTTTCAATCTGAAAAGCAGAGAAGATTTCTACACGCTAACCATCCAGAAATAGCGAAACGTT